AGATTTTTCTTTTCATTCTTCTTTACTTTCCGGCTGTGCTGGATTTGGTACGTCCTTGAGCAATTGCAATTTATCATTCTGCATTCCGGGCACAGATACCTTGCTTGTGTCGTCTTTGTCCAGAGCCGCTGCAACCTCTTTGGATTTTGGTATGCCGATTAAGTCCTTAAGAGAGTCTGTGTCGATTTGGTCAAACTCCTCTGCAAATCCCTGCGGATTGGTCAGGATGGATGCATAGACAGTTTTCAGCATTTGTAATTTTTCATTGACAAGCGGCGCCGATTCCAGCCAGACTTTTCCGCGCATCTGCTCGCCGTAATTGAGCACCAAAAATCTATCTACAACCTCATTGAGCGACTGCACAATCTGCCTGTCGCGTATCTGCGTAATCATTATGGCTATATCGCCGTGCACGCTGGCCTCTGCTTTCGTTCCAAACTCTCCTTCTAAAATCGCCCGCTCCGGCGTAAGCAGAGCGCGCACTTTTAACGTGTCCAGATATTTTTCGCGGTCGACAAACTGCGGCTGTCGTCCGCCGGAATCTTCCAGGATTTCAATTTTCCAGCCGGTTTCATCGGCGCCTAACTCTCCCATCCACGGCGCCACCATCCGCGGCACGCTGGCAGAGCCGCTGCCCTCTAATGCTTTGAGCAGTTCCGCTGCAATCACACCGTTATCGACGTCCTTATCATTGACCTTTGATGTGCCCGGCGGGTAGTGGATAATAAAATGAGAGCCGGCAATTTTTTTATCATACACAGACGCGGTATAATCCGCGGCAATCCATTTGTTTTGTATTTCCCTTGCGTTTTCCAGCAGCGGGCTTCCGTACCATTGCGTTCCTTCGACGCCTAATGCAATGTGCAGGCAATTTTCTTTAGGCAGGATTATCGGTGCTGCATTAAGCGCCGTCTGCTGCTTATAGCCGGCAAAGGCGCCGGTCTGCAAGTCAATCAGCACGATGGTAAAATCCTGCAAAAGCGGCTTAAACTTATCAATCTCAATTCTGCCGTCCACCGCACGCCAGACAACCTCAAAGGGCTGCCAGCCGAAATCAATGCAGCCGGCCATTGCTGACTCAATAATTTTTTGACGATGCCTGACAAAATTGTCCTGCACCGCCTTGACAATTGCATTGTCCACATCGTCGGCGCATTGCACCGTCCATTGACCTGACAGGATTGCAGAGATTGCAACACTTCGCGCCAGTGCAATCGTTGGGTCTTTGCGCATACGACGATACTCATTGTACGATGACACCTCCATTGTTGTCGGCGATAACTCTGCGATGTTGGCGCCATAGGACAGCAATGCATAACTGACAATCTGCGGCGGTGTTTTTTCATTTTGCAAAGGCGTTTTTTTGTTTGCTTTTATCTTTGCCATTTTGTTTGTTCCTCTATAGATAACTGATAATAGGTCGTTTTGGTTCCGCGGTCGGAATCGTCAGGCCGGCGGAAACTGCAATCGTCGGCCTGCTCTGGTCAAGCACAGAGTATATGTTCAAAGGCCATAACTTGTAAATAATATAACCGAGTGCGTCCGTGATATGTCCGATGTCGCCGATGTCGTTGGGCTCGCGCGTGCCCTCCTTATAACTGCGTGTCTCCAAATCAGAGATGAGATGCTCACATTTGGGGTCAATGAAAACGTATCGTTGGCCGGATGCATTGCACAATCTTGCATTGGTCGATGCAAATCGGTTTTGGATGCGCGGATTAGATTTGTCGATGTGCAGTGTTCGCCCTAATCGTTTTAACGGTTCGGATTGCAAAATCAAAATGTAGTCCGTGCTCTCTGCACTGGTTTTTCGAGCGCGGCTTGCGGCGTCGCCGTAAAACTCAAAGCCCCCCTTGTGTGCTGCATACCGCTGCACAAGCACCTCAATCGTCTGCATCGTCGTTGTGTTGCGCAGAAAAATCTCGTCGAACACCTCAAGAAAATCTCCATTGCGATGTGCAAGTACCCAGCACATCGGGTTAACGTTAAAATCCGTGCCAACCAGAATCGGCTTCTGCGGGTCATAAATCACAGGCCGCACATTGTACTCATAGTTAAAAGATGAAAACACAAGTCCCTCTGACGCAAGAAATTCGCCGTCGTACCGCATACGGAAAATGTTCGGCGGAAAAGTTCTTTTGGCCCGCTCGTACTCTTCCAGCGGATAAAATGGATTATCAATGCTTCGCCACTTAATCACGCAGTAGTCAGGGTCGCCGGATTTGGCTCTNNAATGGCAATCCACGCTTTTTCTGTAAACTGCCCGCCCTCATCTAACCACGCAAAATGATATTGTCCGCCCTCTAATCCCTCCGGATTATCCGCTGACAGCGTCCATATCGTGCCAAGACCATAGGGCAGCGTGTATTGTTTTTTCGCCTCCGAGTAAAATCCCTCTAAATCAGTTTGCCGGAATGCTTCGACAAGCGTCGGCATTGTTGCCCGATTGAGGATTGCATACGTCGGCGCAACGACAAGACCTAATATCTCTTTGACGCCGCTTGCCAGCAATTGTCTTATCTGCTTGATTATCCATAGAGGGCCCATACAGGTTTTTCCGCCGCCAGTGCCGGCGATGGCAGCGGTAAATCGTGCGCTGCTCTGCATCACTTTTGATTGTCCAGGATGCAGAGGAAAAGTTTTTACGCCATCAACTATGGTTCCCCAGCCGGTCTGCATTGGGCTCCATCTCGATTAGGATTCTGATTGGATAAGTCGTTCCAGTTTCGTCCATCGTCTCCTGCTTTCCAACCGGCCCGACGGCGCGGTCAAGCAGTTCTTTGATTGCCCACGGCTCACCATCTTTTGCCTTCTGTATCAATAGTTTGACAACCTCGCGGAAATCTTTCGCCGTGATACACTGAAAAAAAAGCGCTTTCAAGGCAATTGAGGAATGTTTGTTTTTCGCCAAAGTCCCCGGTGAAGTTTTCAATTCATCTAACTTTACGGGCAATCTTTTTTCTCGATTGTTTTCTTCAGTACTCAATCCAGTCCCTCTCGTTGCGATATTCTACCGGTCGTATAGAGCAGGTTTTTTCCTGCCATAGTATTCTTGCACACACGCGCAGCATTTGTTCGCCGTTCTTGCGATACTCCGCAAGGCGGAAATAGAATGGATTGCCGCTGTAAGTTTTTTTCGCCCTGTAAATCAGTTTGGTGATTGAGCTTCGGCTGCAATGGACTTTGTCCATCAAAAAATCTATCAGTTCTTCACGTCCAATCTCGTCGTCCTCATCCAGCGATTCAAAAATCCGGCAAAACCAATAACAGATGGAGTGCGCGCTTGAATGTCTGCATTGCAGGCGGATTGCAAACTCCTTTTCTTCTTCTGTCATTGTCGGCGGAAACGGCATACAGGTAAATTGCTTAAGCATTTTGACCGCCTGCTGGTTAGTCATCTTCTCCAGATTTTTGACGCCGTATTGCGACAGGATTTTCAAAACCAGAAACCGCCTTTCAATCGGCGGAAGTTTGCGGCCAACATTTTTTTTCGCAATTTGTGGATTTTGTGTATCCATATATTCTCCCTATTATCATACACAACCCTTATTTTCAAGTCAATAATTAAGTTCTCGACTTCGCAAATCCACAACAAAAAAAATTATCAAAAAAATCGAAAAAAAATCAAAAAAAGTACTTGACAAATTGTGCGGTATGTCGTAAATTATATATAGATGAGTATGGAAAAGTCAAAAAAAATCAGAAGCAACAAAAAAATGCAAGACGTCCAGCGATTAGGTGATGGGTCTCTGTGCTGTGAGCGATGTATCAAGCGGCTCTACAACAATCCGCAATTACCAGAGACCGGATGGACGGTCGGGGTCTGCGATTACTGCGGCAAAAAGTAAGCAACCATCAATCAACGCCCGGGGCTGCATAAGCCCCGGGCATGAAAGGAGAACGAACAATGCAAACCGTAAAAGAATTAAAAGAAGCAGGACACAAAGTAGCATACTGCAAATGGTGTGGCAGTATTGTCTATCGCGACGAGAGCGACGAGCAATGGTTATTTTTCCGCTGGATTGATGATGCTCTCGACGAGGAGTCAACTATTGACGCACTGCCAGATGTCAATTGCGGATGCAACGGATTATACTAACCATCAATCGCCCTGCGGTGCCTATTGAACAAAAGAAACCCAAATACAGGAGATGAAAACATGGCAAAAGAAGATGCGAAAACCGAATACGAAACGGCCAAAAGCGACATCGCCAACCTGCTCGGATTCTTTGAATGCGAACTGAGCAAGACGCCCAAAGAAAT